ACATTAGATACTCATTACACAATTAGTGGATCAACAGTTACCTTTACTTCTGGTAACACCCCTGCTAATGGTGCTGCTATTAAGTTTCAAAGAGATACAGATATAAGTGCAAAGAAAGTAGATTTTCAAGATGGTAGTGTTTTAACAGAAACAGATTTAGATACAAACAGCGATCAGGTATTATTTGCTCAACAAGAGATTACAGATAAGTTAGGTGGTATTGAAGAAGGAGCTACAGCAGATCAGACTAATGCAGAAATAAAAACAGCTTACGAAGCAAACTCTGATACAAACGCATTTACTGATGCCTTACAATCAAAACTAAACGCAATAGAAGCAGGTGCTACAGGAGATCAAACAAATGCAGAGATCAGGGCAGCAGTAGAAGCTGCAAGTGATAGTAATGTTTTTACTGATGCCGACCATAGCAAACTAAACGCTATTGAAGCAGGTGCTACCGCAGATCAAACAATATCAGAAATAAAAAGTCTTATAGCAGGTAGCCCTCTTGATGCTAGTCATCTTGCAGCTAACTCAGTTGATAGTAGTGAATTAGTAGATGGTAGTGTAGATACTTCACATCTATCTGCTGATTGCGTTACAAATGCAAAGATAGCTGATGATTCTATTGATTCTGAACATTATGTAGATGGGTCTATTGATACTCAGCATATAGCTAATAATGCAATTACTACAGACAAGATTGCAGCTAACTCAATAACTACAGGTAAGATAAACAATGGCAATATAACTACAGACCTTTTAGCATCTCAGTCTGTAACTTCTGCTAAAATAGCACCACAAAATGTTACAACAGGCAAGATAGCTGATGATGCGGTTACAACAGGAAAAATAGCTGATGCAGAATTAAAAACACTAGCAGGTATGCAATCAGCTACAGCTTCTAAATTAGCTGATAGTACAGCCCTTACTTCTGATATTGCCGATCTAAACCAGATAGATGGTATGGCAAAGCAGACTACCATAACTGATGATGATACAAAGTTTCCTACCTCTGGTGCTGTTGTAGATTATGTAGCTGCACAAATCGCACCTATTGGTGGATTAGAAGTTATAGCTAATGAAGATAGCTTTCCTACTACACAACCTTCATCAGGTGTAGTTATCAGTATTTCAGATATAGAAGGTCTTATAACTAATGGAAGTGGTGTTGCTACAAATGCAAGAACGACAGGAAACGGATCAGATAACGTAACTATTAATGGTTTTCCTTCTAGTCTTTACAGTAAGACAATGGCTGCTGGTCTTGGTCTTATGGTCAGTTCTACAGGCTCTAGTCAAACTTATACTTACCATAAGCTATTAGCAAAAGAAGCAGATGTAGAGCAACTAAGTAATGATATAAATGACTTTGCAGCTAGATATAGAGTAGGTTCTTCTAACCCTACAACTGATCTTGATGCTGGTGATTTATTCTTTAATACTTCTACTCAGAAGTTATTAGTTTATAACTCAACCAATAGTGCGTGGGAAGAAGCACAAAGTATTGGTAACTTCTTTATCTCTACATTTAGTGAATCGTTTGACGGAAGTAGAACAGATTTTACTGTAAGTAATGCACCTGCAAATGCTCAACAAATAATCCTTAGTATTAATGGTGTTGTACAGAAACCTAATGCTGGTACATCTACACCTTCAGAAGGTTTTGCTTTATCAGGCAGTACTGTAAAACTATCTTCCGCACCTGCTAGTGGATCAGATGTATTCATAGTGGTAATGGGTTCTACAGTAAATATTGGAACTCCAAGTAACAATACAGTTACAAGTGCAATTTTACAAAATGGTGCAGTTACTACAGCTAAGATTGCTGACAATGCAGTAACTGGTGCTAAAATATTAAATGGTGTAATTGATAATAATAAACTTGGATCTTCAGTAGTTAGTGCAGCTAAAATAGTAGATGGTAATGTAACTACAGCTAAGATTGCAGCAGATGCAGTTACTAATGCAAAAATAGCTGATGGAGCTATAACATTAGCAAAGTTAGAACATGGTACATCTAGCAATAATGGCAAGTTTTTAAGAGCTAATAATGGTGCAGACCCTACGTTTGAGACAGTAAACACAGACTTGAGTGCTGATAGTTCTCCACAGCTAGGTGGTACGCTTGACACGAATGGTAACGTAATAAGTTTTCCAGATTCTACAGGTTTAAATAGTAATAGACTAAAATTAGGTACTGGAAATGATTTACAGATTTATCACGATGGATCAAAAAGTGTAATTAATGATGGTGGTACTGGTCATTTAGAAATTAATACTAATAATTTAAGAGTTCAAAATGCTGCTGCAAACGAAACTCTATTGTATTGCACAGAAAATGGGTCAGTACAGTTATATTACGACAACAGTAAAAAGTTAGAGACAACTTCAAGTGGAAATAAAGCTACTGGAAAACTAGGCATTGATGACGGTGATGGTAGTTCTGGAAACTATCTTTCACTTGGAACTAGTGATGACCTAAAAATTTATCACGATGGTACTCACTCTTACCTAAAAAATACTGGTGGAAATATAGTACTTCAAGGTAATGGCACTAATAGCATAGTTTTACAATCGGTTGTTGGTGAAAACGCTATAATCTGTAACGCTAATGCAGCAGTAGAACTCTACCACGATGCGACTAAAAAGCTAGAAACCACAAGTTATGGATCACAAGTAACTGGTTATCAAGTTCAAACTAATTTCCCTATAGCGTCTGTTAGTGATGTAAATACTGGCAATCTTAACACCACTACATTGCAAGATGCACAATTAAATTCAAGTAATTTTTATAGCTATACAATTCTAAATCAGGGTAATCATTTTAGTGCTAGTACTGGTAAATTTACTTGCCCTGTTGATGGTGTTTATAGAATATATTTTAGAATTTCCTCTACTGCTAATGCCAATATAAGACTTCGTAAAAATGGGAACACTATAAATGAAGCCTATGATTCGGGCTATAGTAGTGGAGATACAAGGTCGGTTTCTTCTGAGATTATTGTTGGTTGTAGTGCTAATGATTATTTAGATATACAAGTATCTACTTTAAGAGTTGTTAGTGGCAATCAACATAAACAAGTCACATTCCAATTAATAGCGTAAACTTGTATTAAACACATTAAATTATGGATTACACAATTACTCTTACAGACACAGAAAAAAAGTCTATGGAGTATATAGCAGTTGATGTAGATGAATGGATTACAAACGCTGCACAAAACAGAGCGAGACAAGCTAAAGAAGAAATCATTGCTTTAAATACTGCACATTGCAATGCAAATAGTATTGCTATTGCAGTAGGCGAAGATGCACAAATTGCTCAAGCCTATTCTCTAGGTGTTGTAAAAACAGCAGCACAAAGAGAATCTGAAATTACTTCATCTTAATTAATCATGGCACTAACAAAAGTATCAACAGATGGCGTTAAAGATGATGCCATAACAAAAACCAAAATCCCTGCAAACCAAATAGAAGCTAGTGAACTGGCAGACAACGCAGTTGATACGGCAGCAATAGCAGACAATGCTGTAACAATGGCGAAGCTTGCTGGTAGTTCAGTAATAACAGGCAATATAGTAAATGGAAACATAACAACAGCAAAAATTGCAGATCAAGCAGTAACACTAGCCAAACTAGAACATGGCACATCAAGTAATGATGGTAAATTTTTACGAGCAAACAACGGAGCAGACCCTACGTTTGAAACTGTAACTGGTACAACAATAAACAACAACGCAGATAACAGAGTTATTACTGGCTCTGGTACTGCTAATACTTTAGAAGGAGAATCTAACTTAATTTATGATGGTCTTAGGTTAGGAATAAACAGAACACCAACTACAAACGCAGATTATCCTTTACAAATAAAAAGTGCAAATGCTACAGCGTTTGCTCATTTTAGAGGTAGTCAAAGTGCAGGAGATGATCCAAATACAGATGGCGGACTTGTAGGGATATTGAATGACGATATGTATTTATGGGGTAGAGAAACTAACTCTAAAATAATATTAGGTACGAATAACGCAGAACGTGTGCGTATAGATTCGTCTGGAAACGTAGGTATAGGTACAACACCTGCCACTATTTTGCACGTAAAAGCAAATCTTGGTGATATGTTGCGTCTTGACAGAGATAATGCAGGTGCAGTTGGGAATCAACTAGCTTTTAGACATAAAGATGGTAGTGGTAATTTTGTTGAAACTGCAAGTATAAATTGTGTATCAGCAGCTAACGCAGATGGTGGTGTTTTAACATTTAGCACTAAAACATCTGGTGGATCAAATACAGAACGTATGCGTCTTAGAACTGCTACTGGTGCATTAATGATAAATAGTGATGGTAGTGACCGCATTGGTGAACCAAGACTTCATGTTACGCAGGGAGGTGCATCTACTAATGTAGCTAGTTTCTTCTACAATACTACCCATGATAGAGATGCAATAATAATAAGACATAATGGTGCTGACGGTGGAAATAATAGAATAATGATAGGACTTGCAAATGCTGATGGTAATAAGGTTGGCAATATAATATCGAATGGTTCTAGTACGTCTTATAATACAAGTTCAGATTACAGACTAAAAGAGAATGTAACCGCTATTTCTGACGGTATTACAAGATTAAAAACACTCAAACCTTATAAATTTAATTTTAAAGCCGATGCAAGTACAACAGTTGATGGATTTTTTGCACATGAAGTTACAGCAGTTCCAGAAGCTATAACAGGAACTAAAGATGAAGTGGATTCTGACAATAATCCTGTTTATCAGGGCATAGATCAAAGTAAGCTTGTACCTTTACTTACTGCTGCATTACAGGAAGCTGTTGCTAAAATTGAAGTATTAGAAACAAAAGTCGCTGCATTAGAGGCTGCATAAATAACCGCAAAGATTAAACTAATTAGTCTTTTCCATTTGTCTAGTCATTAGAGACATGGTGACGTAAAGAGGTGCTAGTGCCATAATTCCTACGAAGGTTATAATAGTGACAGGCACTAATGCCTTTGCTATTGCTTCTTTAATCATGTTTCAAAAGATCGCTAACATTTTGAGTATTGTCTCATTTGTAATGGTAACTTCTGTTATCGGTGGAGGGTACTTTGGATATAAATATGTAACATCACCACAATTCCAAACTAAAATTATGAACATGGTTTTATCTGATGTACAAAAATTAATGCCAAAAATGTTAGATAATAAAATACCAAAGACAACTGGTGAATCTATACCATTACCAATGAAGTGATTGGAAATACCACAGATTGTAATTCCTGAGATACCAGTAATTCATATACCTACAACAAATCAAAGTCTAAATATAGCATTGCCTAAAATTAATATGGCTGGCTGTACAAAGACTCACAGAGATGTTTCTGTTAAAAATACACAGATTATATTTGATGACCTAAATGGTTCTTACTATAGCTGTCCAGCAGGGCATGGAATCCCATCTTACATACCAATAAACTATGACCCTAAAAAATTAGAATATATCGAAGAAAGTAAACCACAACCAATAAATACACCTCCACCTCCACCAAAAGAAAAACCAATAATCCCACCTAATGAAGAGAAAGATATTGTTTTATTAACAGATTGCCCTGACCCTAATTCCAACAGAAGGATTGGCGATTATGCTAATGATAAGAAACTAGAGAGGATTGTTGCTTTTGAAAGAGATAGCGAAGGCATCTGCCAAACAATCTATGAACAAGTACCTTTCCAAGAACAATACATACCACCAGTTAGCCTTGTTATTAATACTGCTGTTATTGCTACTGTGGCTGCGAGTACACCACTTATTATTAATTTAGTTAAACCTATTATCAAAAATTTAATTAAAAAACTTACAAAAAAGAAAGAAACTAATCAGAATCAATAACGTGAGTATGTGGAATAACTTGATTTGGTTTAGGTTCCAAATAAATATCAGCACATAAGTTATACCAAAGACTTTCTTTACGCACTCGAACACCATTAGCTAGTAAATTTCCACACTCCCTAATTCTTGCAATCTGCCAGTCTAGCCTTTTATTTTCTAGTATCTGCTGTTGTAATTTTACCTGAGTTGTTGCAGCTTTTTCACAAGTACTTTGTAATGATCTATCAAGAGGAATTGTAAAATTTAAACTAAAACCACTATTTAACGCATAACTATCCTTGTTTGTACCAGAATAATTTTCTTGATAAAATAAAATATCCCCTGCATTGTCTGGTACACCATCATCATTTGCGTCTGTCTGGTCATAGTAAGGAGTTGTATAGTAATGATCAAAAGGTTTTCTATAGTTAGCACCAAAAGTAATAAATGGAGAGAATGTAAGAGTAGCTCCCTGACAAACAATATTATTTCCAAACTGATTAGTGGTCATATTCCCTGTTAAGGACTGTATAGCCATATTGGTAACACTTCCATTGTTTGATTGGCTAACAGCGTTTGCAAGGGCTTCTACAGGTGTTAGAGCTATTGGGAAAAGACAGAGGTAGATGTAACTACTGATTCGCTTTCTATATTTCTTTGTATGATTGTCATGTTTTGTAGGCCAGCACCATGATATGTTTCTGTAAATTGAAAAGCATCTCCTGTAATTTCCCAATTTGGTTTTGACGAAAGATCTAATCCTGTCCATGTATATACAGTTCCGTTTACAGTTTCATTAATTGTTGTGGGAGGTGGAGTAATACTGTCACCATCCATAGATACCCCAACCCCTGTAACTGTGTATTCATATCCTGTAGCGTAGTCAAAACTGGTAATTGTTTCTGATATAGAAGTGGTTGTATTTGTAGTTGAACTAACAGTTCCTGTAGTAAAGGCAGGGGTGATGGGCTGTGCATTAACTGGTATGACATAAAAAAACAGTAATAGTAAAAGTTTTTTCATTCATCATTGGGTAGTAACTGAAGTAACAAAACTACCTGTTGTAACAGAACCAGCACCACCAGCATCTAAATCTGTAATTGTATGATCTGATCCTATAGTTACATCAAAACCTGTTCCTACCCCTGCATCAGTTGATATAACACTACCAAAATTATTAACATCACCAACATCTAAAGTACCCGATTGCATAGTATCAGGTTGTAATAGTGATTCAGAAAAAGACCAGTTTGTAGCGTTTGAATTTATAGAATATTGACCACTATCAAAAGTAACAGCATTAGTTGTTGAGTTAACACTAAATCCACCAAGTTCATCACCAGTATTAGTAGTTCCGACATTTGTACCAGAAGCAGAATAAGAACCACCAAGTCTTTCTACTTGTGTACCTGCTGCATTAACTTGAACTGATACAGTTGTCATCATGCTAGAAGTTACATCTGCTTGTACTACAGAAGGACTAAACAGTAGCAGTAGTGTTAACAGTTTCTTCATTTGATACCTACATTAGTGTCTTTGTTATCTACTATTTTAGCAGCGTTTGCAGGTTTCTTTTTGTTTACACTTATACCATAAGAACCTAGAACCCCACTTGTTAGGCCAGCTAAAAAAGCTCCGTCATTACGGATCTTGTCCATGTATCCAAGAGTCATCATTGCAAGCGACCAACAAAGAATCATAAATCGAACAGCATGACCAAAGATTTCTCCCCAATCCGTGCCTTCTTTTTCGTCTTGTTCTTCCATAGAAGTGCAAACTCTTGTCTAATACTAGCAACTTAGCTATGTTTGGAAAGTAACACAAGGTTATTATGCTTAAACTCTTAAAACCAATACTATTAAAGTTCTTTACTACAACTGCTGTAAAGAGATTAATAGTAGATCTGCTTAGAGCAATCTGCAAACAAACCACCAACACGTTAGATGATCGTGCTGTGGATATGTTAGAGCAACAATTATTCCCAAAACTAAACTGATATGAACCACAAAGAATTTTTTAAGATCCTTGTCGGCAACCCACCGCCAGAAGTCGAGTTTGAAATTGAAGTTAAGCAACGTGAAACAGAACAAATGCCTGATGAAGCTGTAAGGGCATACTGTTTAGACCTTGTTAAGTACACCAAGCTACAGGATTTGCTTTTAACTTCAGCAATAATGCGTATATCAGATATAGAAACCAAACTATATCGCTATGAAAAAGGTATGAAACTATATAAAAAGGTTAGAAAGCTAGGTTTTGTAGGTAAAATTAAGTATCTTCTGTTTGGCAAAACAGATAAAAAGTGATTATATTAATTAAAAACAAGACT